GAAGAGGAGCAAAGAAGAAACGCTCCTCGAAAAGTTACTATAGAAAGATATACTCCAACAAAATAATCGTCAACTTTTTCATTAGGATGTAATTGTTTAAAATTGGAAACAGCGCGGTCTCTAAGTTTACTTACAATATCTGAATTAGATAGTACTTCCTCGTATGTGTCTAAATTTTCTTTTTCTGAAATTGATTCACCGTATTCTAATCCAAAAATATCGTCTTTCATTTGATATATCTCATTAGAATCAATTAGATCTGTAACAAAGTGTTTAAACCCTGGTGTTCTAATTTCAGCCAATTCTTGCATAATAGGCTTTTCCTTAGGCTCTTTAATTATCTTACCATCAGCAGTCATGTTATATAACTGGGCCGTTGGTTTTTGCTCTGGAATCTCTTCTTTTGTTGGAGTATATCTTTCTATAGTAACTTTTCGAGGAGCGTTTCTTCTTTGCTCCTCTTCAATTTTTACTTTAGCTTCTACTTGCGCAGGTGTGTATTTTATATTTCTACCTTTAGCTTTTTCAGCAGCTGTATATTTAGCTATATCTGCATTTACTTTTTCTCTAGCAGATAATTCTTTTTTTGGTTTTTGTTGTTTTTCGTATGCCTCCCATTCCTCTTCAGTTGGCAATCTATACTTAGTATTTTTACCTGATGCTTTAACAGTACCAGCAGATTCATTCATACTTTTCCAAGCGGCTTTTGCACGTTGTTCTGCTAATTTTTTTGCTGTTAAATCTATGTTTGATGGAGTCATATTATCCTGTTTTTATTCTTATTTAATTTACTTTGTCCCAAGCCAGTATTCTCTAGAGAAAAAACCAGGACTTTCTTTTTTAACCTCTTTCTTGGTTGTCTTTGCTGGAGCAGTTTTCGCAGGAGCGGTTTCTGTTTGACCAGCAGGCGCAGGTACAACAAATTTTTGTCCATCCGCTAATCCATTCTTACCTATTTTATATGAATACCATTTACCATCTGATCCTTTGGTTGGTGGCGCATAATCAGGTTGTCCTCCACTATCGCTGCTTTCACCGCCAGATCTTCCTGACGATTTTTTGTTTGCGGCTTTCTTTCTTTCTTTTTCTGCAGCGCCTTCACTAGCAACATCAACACGAGCTTTAAGTAATCTATTAATTACCATTGCTCTAACTTCTTCAACAGCACCATCTTTATTTTTGTTAGAGTCCCACATATTTCCGATGTCTCTCATGCCAAGCTCACTGTCAAAATCATACACAATCGATCTTAGTGAATTAGGGTCTTGCAACGCTTCTTCTAATTGCAAACGATACATATCTGATTCTGTTTTAGTCATTGGTTGACCACTTTTATAAACAGATTCGTTTGTTTTTAGAATAGAGTTTGCTAACTTATAATCTTTATATATAGGAGCAGGGACTTCATTATATGATATGATCTTACCATCTATATTAAAACCAAGATTACCATTTTCAAGTATTTGGAATGGTGCGTCATAGTTAGAATCTGATTTTTTGTCTTTGTTTGCATCGTAGAAACCGTACATAATCATTGCTTGACGATTTTGCTCTGGGTCCATTCCTTTAGACAACGAATTGTTTAATTGGTCTTGAGCATACTCTACTTTGTTTTTCTTATAAGCTTGTAATTGTTTTGATAAATTAACAAAACTATTATTAACACTATTCATTTCATCAACAAGAGACAAGTACTCTTCAGAAGATCTATCTTCTATTTTAGCTATTTGTTTAGCTGCTTCAGCATATTTACTTCTTTCAGCTAAAAGAAAATTACGAATAGAAGCGGTTTCAGCATTAGAGAAAGCGGTAAGGTCCATATCGGTCTTCATGTCATTCATGTGCTTGTTAACCGTTTCCTGATACATATCGTTATCTCTTACTGTTTGAGGCAATGCACCCCAAGACGAATCTCCTTGGCTTTTTCTTCTAGCTATAGTTTTATACCCGCCTTCAAATGATTCTCCGGCGTCTACGTATTTATCTTCCATATTAGCAGCTCCTCTTATTAATGTATTATTTCCCATATTATTTTTATTACATGGTACCAGCGTTTCTTGCTTGAATACCATCCATTAAACTAGCACCAGCACCAACAAGATTACCAACACCACCTACAATAGATTTAGTAGCCGCTGCTCTTGCAGCATTTGCAGCACCCAATCTTTGTTGTGACATACCTAATAATGTCTCTACTTTTTCTCTTTCCGCGTCTCTTGAAGCTTGTTCGCCTTCTCTTTCCATTACATCTAACTTTGCAGCCATTCCACGCTCTGCCATTTGATTACCAGCTTCTTGGCTACCAATAGATACCGCAGCTTGTTGTGCGTTTTGTGATTGTTGATTAGCTAATGATTGAGCCAATGCAGCAATGCCGGATCCACCCGCAGCACCTTGCATTGAATTCATTATGTTAGCCATGCCCTGGTTTTGTTGTTGCGCTATAAATTGGGCCTCTTTTTGATTAACAGTCAAGTCCTCATAAACATTTTCCATGTTTTTATACAGGTTTGATGTGTCCTGCATTTCATATTGAGCTTTTCTAGTGTTAAATTCTTTTTGAGCAGCGGCTTGTTCTCTTTTTCTTGCGCCACTTCCGATTATACCGCCGGCTATACCTGTTAAACCTTGTACTCCGCCAGCAATCATACCTCCTATTCCTGGTATCATAATTATATTGTTTTATAGATTATTATTACGTATTATTTGCTACTTTCAAAGACTTCAGCTCCAACAGAAAATAATTCAGAGTCTTCTGGTGAATTGTTTCTAAATTGAGCTTCAGCATAATATCCTTTTAATTGTCCTAAATATCCTATAGGATTCTTTACATAAAACATGAAATCAGCCGGACTAGGAGGTACAACTCCCGGTCCTGCATTAATCACAATTACTGTTGGGTTATTAGTTATTGAAACTATTGGGCCCATTTGTATATTTATATTGGTTGAAACATCTAAGTACCAAGCAATATCTCCAACTTGTATTCCCTCTGGTAAAGGATTTGCAAATGTTAATGTTATAAGTGCCATATTATTTTTTTTGTTTTACGCTGGTATGCAATTACTATCTGGACAACAAATTCTTAACACATCCCATCCTGTGCCTGCTGTACCAGTTATTCTTAGAATAGCTATAGAGCTGGTAGCGTAGTCGGCAGCATCATAAGCCCACCATATAATTTGTTGATAATCTATACCGCCAATTGTCATATTATTTATTGTATAGCCTATATTATCTGTAAATTCAATTTGGCCACTAGGTATTGGACCTTTGTTTGTACCAATAAATTGAGGAATTGATGCAACTTGTGGTTCAGTAGGTACAACATTGCTAGGCTCCGTACCATATACATTATCAAAAGGACCGTTATTTCCGCCAGGAGTCATGCTAGATGTAGCGACTTTTGTACCACTTGGACCACCGTGAATTATTTCAAACTTATCAGCAATACCTTGTCCATTTAATAAGAATGTAAGCAAGCCGCCAGTTGGCTCAAGAGGTATAACCAAATCAGTAATACCATCTCCACCACTATTAACGGTAGAACCACATGTTATAGGAACAATGTCTACTTCTATAATTTCATCAAGATTTAATGTAAACGTAACATCTTCGTCACCAAAATTTTGAACTTGAACAGTAACATCTAAATTAATTGTCGTAGGATCTATTTGAGTAGCTACAACAACAGGATTGTTTATTACGTTACCGTTAGTTCTATATGTAAATATATCTATACCCGCCGCCACTGTAACTGGAGGAGAAACTGTAAGAGTATTACCGGAAATATTGGTAACCTCGTGTGAAAACGGAGCTAATGGTTGTCCTGTAACATTAAACCTATCTCCTATTTGTACGCCTGTTGCATTAATTAATGTTACTGTATTTGAGTTTACAACAGAAGTAGCAACCTCAGTATCAACTGCTGTTGGTTGTGTAAATTTAAAGTCTGTTATATCTGTAAATCCTGAATAACTTATGTCTTCATTTGCTGATGTTAACGTCCAGTTTGCGTTTATAAATAAGTTTGAAGGTGCTTCGAAAGCATTTCCTTGTGCGCTTACAGTTGTGAAACCTGTTATACCATAAGACGATGAAGCTGTTAAGCTTATTATAGGTTGCTCTAAATTTTGAATAAGCTCTATTGTTGTGGGTAAAGCCATGTTTGGGTCTATATCCCCTGATAATACAATCTCGTATACCTCATTAATCGTACCTAATGTAATATCTGGGAATGTAATTGTAGCGGTATAAATACCTGTGCTATTAATTATTCCGTTTGTTACTATATTATAAACATTACTAGAAGAATCCGTCATAACAATACTAAATACAGCACCTTCATCTCCATATATAAACATATCTCGCACTTCTCCAACAGGGTTAACATTAATAGTATCTATTGTATACGATGTAACAAACTGTGGAGCGACATATATTTCAGAACCTGCTACTTTTAAGGTCCATTCATCACCAGTAACATCGTAGTTAGGGAATAAATAATGCGCATTCCATGTTATAGCTATTAAGTTTCCATCTATGTCATAAGTAGGCAATCTCTCTATTGTATAATTTCCTGCATTACCTTGCGTCATAAATATTTCTGCTGATAAATAATAGCCGGCTGGAGCAGTAAATGTTTTTGTAAACACTATCTTGGTTTCATCAAGAGCACCAGTTTCTGAGTAATATGTGTAAAAATGGTTCTCAACAGGATCAATATCTCCCTCAACGTTGGCTCCTATAATATTATATACTCTACCACTAACTTCTCTTTTTTCTACTTTACCACCACCTATAACACATAATGGAATAGGAACATTGGTAGAAGGCATAACAAAATTTGTTGCAAACACAGCAGTACATATAACATTAAGGCCTGACTGTGCAAAAGAAACAGATTGTAACTCTGGAAAGTATGAGCTAGTATCAAGCGAAAAATCATTAGCGTTTAACGTATATCCAGGCTCTGGAGTAAGAGTTATAACCGCAGTAGGATATAAGCTAGAGACGTTTGAACCCTCTGGCACTATATATGTCACGTTTGAGAAGCTATAATTGTTTATTGATGGCATATTATATTATTTTAATAATTGTTTGTTTAAGGACACGATAATGTATTATACTGTATTATTTGAGTTATTATACCGTTTGTGATTATAATCATAGACCAATCGTCTGGTATTTGATATTCGGTATTAGTAGGATCAAGGTATGCTGGCATATCAGGGCCATAATTAATATTTCCAGTATATAAGAAATATCCGCTATTATTTATTGGATTTAATGTAAACGGATCGTAAAGCTGTGCCCCAACCACTATTCCAACATTTGTAAAATAATTAAACTGCTGAACAAACGCACATCCTCCAAGTAAATAGTTACCCTCCATATTTGCAAAAAATGTTCCTGCGCCACAAGCAGCATCATCCGCTGTTGGGAATGGTGTTGTTTCATTATTATAGTGAAACTGATTATTATATTGAGCATTACAATCATACCATCCAGAATACAATGTTAATCCTCCTTGAGCAGTATTTGGGTCATTAGTCATACTACATTTTGGATCTATTGAAACCAATAAAATGTAATCCTGTGGTTCAGCAATAATTTCTATTGGATTACCAACACCAACGCCTTTAGGATCACAACCTATTAATGTTCCTTTTATGTAGTTAAAGTACTTACCTTCTTTCTTTTGAAATTCTTTAACTTCCCCCGCCTCAAGATCTGTTCTAATAAAACTTGTATACCAACCAGCTGTTTTTTGAGTAATAGCAGTAGGTATAGTCTGATTAGCATTTATCTCATCTATTGAATACCATTTAGGACCTACTTGATATTGGAAATATCTAGATTTACTTCCGGTATAATTTAATGTGCTAAAGCCTTTTACAACTTGAGGCTCTTCATTAATTAATACATTGAAGGAGCTGTCATATTGTATACCGTAAAAATTATTATACAACGGGTTAGCACCGTGCTCCCAAACTAAACCTCTTTTAAAGGTATAATATATATTATTTAAAGTAACGCCTGACTCTTGTATAAAGTCTTTACGGCTTGTCCAGCCTTCAGCAGATTCTTTAAAAGATATTGTTGTTTCTGTTACAACTGATGCTGGTCCATTTTCGCAATCAGGATCTAATTGATAGTTAGCATCATTGCTAAGTATTTTTTGCCAATTAGAGTCTAATCGATTTAATGTTAAGTTATATAGATCTTCATCATCGTCGTAACTACCTATTGCAACTGTCGATGTTCTTAGGTTATCCGCAAAAAATGAGGCCATACCAGTGTCCGCAATATTTGTTATTCCGTCCATTGATAATCTTATAACCGCTCCTCTGTTTTTGTCAGTAAAATATACTCTATATCCATAAGACGCAAATGATTCAGGGTTTTTAGAAATCCCAAATTCTCCATCGTATGGTACTGCTTGTCCTAATACAGCTTGATTAGATGTTACATTTGTATTACCATCAGCATTAAATAAAGCATCTTTATTTGCTAATACTCTCAAACATTTATCTTCACACAAAGTTAGTAAGTCTGTGTTTCTAGAGTGAAGTTTTTGTATTGTACCATATATTGGGTTAAGGTCTTTTGTAATTGGTTCAGCTTGTATAAACTGATTTAATCTATTTATACCTGAAGTTGAATTATATATTTGTGAAAATATAAATCCACTACCTCTTCTTTCTGCCGCGTAAGGCTCATCAAGAACGGTAGAAACTTTTGAACCCTTGTCTATAGTCGGAGCATTAAAGTCATCTCTAATACGATTTGATTCAACACCTTGTCCATAAGAATAACAATTAAACCAATTTAAAGATTGATTAGGCACATTATAGTTAGCTATTGGAATAGAATTAGAAGCTTCATAGTAAAGATCTAAGTCAACTTTTTCTTTTGGCTCAGTTTCAAAAACAGCAGGATTTGTTGAAGTTAAAAGTTTATTTTCACCATCTGTAACTTGCTCCACTACTTCAATTGATATTTGTCTATTTTCTAAAGTTGTCCAATCATTAACCAAAGGCATCCATTCCTCTGATATACGGTCATTTAATTCAACGTATATTGCATATCTATAATTACGAATATCATTACCATCAAAACACCCCCCAAAACCTACTTTTCTTCTTTCCCCTCTTGCGCTGGCACTAGCCAAAGCATAAGTAACGGTGTATACTTGTGATTTAACGCCTGCATAAGGCCCAGTAGCTTGGTTACATTGGAAGCGAATAAGAGCACCTTGCGATAATTTACCATTAGGAGAAGCCCCTGATCCAGACGGTCTATTTCCGTTAGATCTTATGTTACCAAAAAATGGATTTATATAACTACCAAAACCTTCCACTCTAAGTGCCATTACACCAAATTTATTACTACCTCTAGTTGGTGGTTGCCATGCAGGAAATTTAGCTGCTACTGTAGCGTCAGATTGTAATACACGACTTCCAACACCACCAGACCAGCCTATTAATCGACTACTAAATTTTTGACTGCTACAACCAGAGTCCCTAAAGTCTGAACCATTATCACTAAATACAAAAACAGGGTCAGCACCATTCCAAGGCCACCTAGCTGGGTTTACTCTTATTTCTGTAGCTATACCATATCTTGGAGCCATTGCTGCAAATGACGATATTATATTTGTATCAAAAGCAAAATCTCTATTTATTTTTACAAAAAATCTACCTTCAAATTCAGGTTTGTTTACAGTATCTTCTTCATATATTGTTACATCAATAGCCGCTCCAACAGGTACGGATTGTAAAAATCCAACATCAGAGCCAAGGAATCTAGTTAAAGTTACCTCATAAGCAGCATTGCCACCAGAAGTACTTAATACTTTAGCAACAGCAACAGGATATTCGTCTGTTCTAGATCCACCAACACTTAATACAATTTTGTTACCATTAAGTTTAGGTCCAAAGAATGGATTAGAAGTAGGATCTGGTCCAGTAAAAGTTATTGTTATATATCCTATTTCTATTGGCTGATTAAGCGTAACAACAGCGCTTGAAACGACTTTATCAAATGTAGATATAAATTCAGGAACTTCGTTTTCAATAGATAATATCTTATAACGATTAAATGTAGTAACAGCTACATTTGTATCGTGTTGCTTTTTTAATATTAAATACGTTTCTTCATCAACTTTATTTCTTTCCGACGAAGGGAATGATAACCATACGTTGCCGTCCTCGGCATCATAAAATTTATCTAACGCTAGATTATAATATTCGTTCGAATTTTCTTTTATAAAAAACTTATAATGAGTTGCCCAACCTGGGGGAGCTCCTGTTGTTGATATTGTTAGCTTATTTGCTTTATCTGAATTAGCTATATCAACTTTTGTACTACCAAATTTACTTGTAAAAACAGGTGTTTCTCTGCCATATTCGTCTATAAATACAACTCCCGCTTGATAAGTTCTTATCGATTTAACCGACGGAACCGGTAGTTTAATTTTTGATGGGTCCGCTACAGCTGGATGATTATTTGGCGTTAATGTTAAAGTTAAATCAACTGTTGGCGTATTATAGTTTTGTAAATAATTACCATATACTATTCTATTACCTACAATTTCTTGGGCTTTGGCCTTACGAGGAACATTGTCCCAAGGTCTTAGCAATTGGTTTGACTCAACAACAGCTCCAATTAATTCAGTTTCAACTTGAAAACTATTTGGAGGTGTTGCAAAATCTGATCTTTTTAGAGTGTCTACAATGTATACAACAGGGGACGTAGTTTCTTTATATAGAATGTCTATTTCCTGCACTTCCTGACTACCCCAGTCCAAATTGTTTATAATCAAACGTCTAATCCTGTTTGTCATACCTATGTTATAACCGTCTGAAGCGATATATTCAAACTGTCCACCCTCAAATGCAACATCTGAAAATGGAGAATAACAAGAGTATTCATTGTCTATATATTTCCATCTGTAAGCAAATCTAGGAAATACATACTCAAACATAGGTGCTTCCTCTACTAATAAGCATTCCCAAGTAAAAACTTGAACTTGATTTGCAGAATTTATAAATCTACTAATATCATTAGAAATGGCTTGTATTTGCCCAGTTATTGTTGTGTTAACAACAGAGGTAACTTTTATACTTATTTGATAATCATATCTTTCAAAAAACTCATTTGTAAAATCAGCTTTTAAAATTATAAGATCACCTGCGCCCCATTGAGGCACCGTGTTTACATTAAATGTGATATGACCGTCCCAGATGGTTGTAGGGTTGTAGTTAGGCAACGAAGGATCGTTTAAACTACTATTTTGATAAAAATTAGGGGTTTGTATATTCACCAGATATTCACCGTAAGTGTCTAGCGGAATAGATTCTGTAGGTGAGTTTATAGTATCAGGAACATAAGTAAAGTTTATGGTGTCTGGTGTAGGCATGGTTGTAGTTACCGGAGTAATACCAGTACCAGGAACATTGTCTCCGTATTTACTTGCAGAAAAATCTAAAGTTGGTGCCGCTAACGGTGATTTCTTTATAACCGTAACATCTGCCTCAATAAAATCTGGTTGACCTGTTAAGTTAGTTACATAGGTTTCTGGCATTGTACCAGAAGCAGGTACGTATAATGGAACCTTTGTATGTGTTACAAAGTCTACAGAACCTGTTTTAAATTTTTGTATATTAATTTTTTTCGGCTCAGTCTGATCATCTGTCCAAAACAAAAATTTATCTATAATATTAATACCCGTAATTAAATAATTAGGGGTAAAGTTTAATATGTCGTGTGTGTCAACTAATATAGGGCTTATTACATTTGTAGTTTGATCGTACTCAGCAATAGCGCTTATTCTAACACCTGTTGATGGATTCGGATCTGAAGCTATAAACCAATATATTCTTTCGTTTATACTGTCTCTATATGATCCAATACAAACGGGATTAGTCATTGCGTCTATATAAGAACCCGTCCAAGTATTTCCTGTACCAACTTTTCCTCTTAGCTGCAATGATCCAGGTACGTTTTGTAAAGTTCCTACATCGCTAGCATCGGAGTTAGCTAGATTAAGATTTAGTGCATCTCTATATTCACCATTAGGAACTAGACGAACATCTAAATCTTTGTTCATTTTACCTGATGTAAAGGTATGTATAAACTCTGCCATATATATTAATGTTTAATCCACTTGGATTGATTTTTCATGATTTGTGATATTAATGCGCTCTTGATATTTGATAATCTAATCTTCGCATTTCTTTTAGCCGCTGATAATTCTTTTTTGTATCTAGCTATCATATATTCTGGAGTGTTGGCTCTTACAGATAATATTGCATATATGATGTACTTATATATTGCGTCTATTGCAAATTTGTGTACAGTCATATCTGAATCTACCGCTAAACCATCACTTATATATCTTAGTGTAACAATCTTCTCTCTTAAGTCTGAGCTAAATCTAATAACACCATTTAGTTTATCAATGTAAAAAGTACCGTTAGCTTGCGCCATTTCCGGTTGAATTCCATATCTACGCCCATAAGCATACATACCAATTAAGTCTGGATTGTTGTTCCAGGTCCATGAACCATTTACAGGTAATGGAGTGTTTGCGGAGTAAGCAGACTTATCCCATCTCTTCAGTGTTTCAGACTCGTTTGCTTGTGGGACATTTCCATTTGAATCAAATGTATATTCAAATTGCGAATCCTGTATATAAGCCGCAGGATTGCTTGTTATATCAGTTCTATATATTGGTCTTTCAATTCCGTATTGATCAGTCCACGATACTTTAGTATAGTTAACATAATCTTGTGGCAATATCATATATAATCCTGGTGGAACTTCTATTTCAATTGCTTTATCTTGTGGCAAAAGATCAAAACTAAATTCTTGTATTGCCCGCATTGCATGAAACTGTACATCAGTTCTTTTTATTTTTGAAATTATTTTATCCTCACCAACGAACATCACCATAAAATTTGTTATGATGTCGTTTATTGGTACAAACTGATAATTTCCATATTCTTCGTCGTTACTATTCCATATCCCGTCGGGACCTAAGTAGTACTCTTCTGGTGTTTGATCTAATAATCCCATTTATTAAGATTTTTCTTGTTGAATAGTTTGTTGCTCTTCAGAGTTAGCTACTTGATACATTTGATAATCTTTAATTAATAATCCAGATAATTCAAGTATTCTTATAACTAATTCAGTTTCCTCAGATGGATGTAGTTCAAAATCCACAGAGTTAGCGGCGTTGTATAATGGTTCTTGGAATACTATTGTATAAGCCCATTGTACCTTTGCTGGCTTCTTAATATAATTACACGAAACACCCTGTGTTAAAGCCGTATTGCCATATACTTTATAGCCTTTATCACTAGCTACAAATACAGGTCTTGTGTTTGATGGTTTTGTGTATGGAGATTGATTTATATATAGGAATTCATTATGGTTGATTCTCTCTGCTTCTACTAAAGTTGTAGTTGTTACCGTTGTGTTTGGAGCAGGGTATAAAGATAAATGTGTAGTTACATTTGCATATACTATTGTACCCATACGGTAAAGGTTTGAAGGAGCTTCCCAATAACCCGTCGCTAAGTTATAGTTCATAGGAGCATTTACCTCGAATATATTTATTTTTTCATTAAGTATATTAAGCATGTCAGAGAACTCTGTATCGTTTCCATGCAATCTACCAAATTGATTAATATCATAAAAGTATTGCTCAAATATATCTAATTGAGCTTGATTTGCATACAAGTTAAATTCCTGCGCGGTAACATAACCTCTTTGCTCTTTGTTGAGTATACCTAATACTCTTTGATAAACTGTATCTACGCTTACGGCCATAATGTGTTATTTTGGTTTATTATTTATAGTAAAAAGGCCACCCATAAGGCAGCCTAACTACTATAATGGGTAATCTTTAAAGTCTTTTTTGTATTGCTTTAAACACTTCCATTCCTTCGTCAGTCTTAAAGAAAGCTGACAATGCAGAATAAGGGTGTTCGTCAAAAGGAACCGTCATAAGTTTTCTTCCTCCTACCCCATAAGTAAATGTACGTTGATCAGGCGTTAATGCGATAATTCCCATCTCTGTAGCCTTAATACCTACATTTCTTAAATGTGTATTTTCATCTTGAGCTAATTGCATGAATTGTTCTGGATAATTTCTAGCAAATACTAGTAAGTCTCTTTTTAATTCTTTAGATGATAATTCAGAAACTTTTGATCCTAACTCTACTCTCATGATTGCTTCAGCTTCGTCAATATCCATTGATTTAGCCATATTTAAAGCTTCTAATTCAAATTCAATCCAATCAACTTCGTTTGTTGCAATAGCTTCTGGTTTGTATTCTCTAATGATTCCGCTATGCGTTGCTGGATGATATAATGATAATAGTTTTTGTAATACTACTTGCTCTTTAGGAACTCTTAGTTCTCCATTCTTAAAAACAATTCTACCTAAGATTGCTTGTCCTTCTTGTTCGTCAACAAAGCAAGATCTTTGGTTTGTGCAGTATCTTAATTCTCTTTGATAACCTTTTTCAGGATCAAACCATAATAAAGATTTTACTTCACTATGTCTTGTTGGTAATGTGAAGATCAACGGTTTTTTTCCAGTTGTTAATTCATATAACCTATCTTTTACAACCCATTCATCTTTTTTTGGAGCTTGCTTTACAGGCTCTTTTGTTTCGTGAACTGGTGTTGGTTGTACGTCATATTGTACATTTTCTTCTACAGTCTCTGCTGCAGGTTTTTTTGCTGTTGCCATGATATAATATAATTAAAAAATTTATAAGGGTAAAAAAGGTAATAATTACCCCCGTAGATTCAACGAGGGTAACTACTACACTAAAAAGTAATACTAGGTTGCTTTAAACAATACGAAGTTGTTCGCAGCTTGAGTACACATAGTTCTTTCAGATAAGAAATGAACATTCATTTTATCAGAGTCACTTGTGTAGTTTCCTCCAACAGAACCAGTAACCCAAGATTTCAAACGTCTGTCATCAGCTTCAGAAGCACGGTAACGGATATGTAAGAAGGGTCTTGAAATGTTTTGTCCTAATTGTTGGTCATAAACTGTAGAAGTTCCAGCAGGAACTAACACTCCTTTAATATCATTGATAAGTCCACGAGTTGTAGAATCATTCAAATATTTCCAGTCAGTTTTGTAGAAATCATAAGCACCTCTACGGAATCCTGAGAATCCTAAGTTTAATGCCATATCTTCAGAGTTATCAAATACACCGTAAGATGTACCACCAGCTCCGTAAGAGTTTTGAGCAGCTAACATATTATCAATAGAAAGAGAAGTTGCTCTATCTAAGAATAACATATTTTCTTCAATTGCTCCTTGTTTGTCTAACTCAGCAAGGATAGTATCAAACTCAGCAAGACCTACACCACCCGCAGCTCCAAAGTTAGGGTCATTGTAAACAAGACCTCTTTCTTCTAATGCAGAGAATAATCCTTGAGTTCCTTCGATAGTACCACCACCAGGGTTTTGAGCAGTGTTAGCAGCAAATGGAGTTGCAGCTTTTTCAGCCTCAACCATTGCCATTTCTAAGTAATCTTCGAAACGAATACGAGCTTCGTGCTCTGATTTTAAATACCATAAGTAACCACCAGTTCCAATCTCAGTAGTAACTTCTACCCATCCGATTTGAGCTACGTCAGAACCGTTAACAGTATATTTGTCTCTTAAGATGATTGGTTGGTTTGAGTATGGTGTGAAAGAAGCGTCAACTGAATTTCCAGCAGCTTCAGATCCTTTTAAGTACTCAGAACCATAAACGAAACAGCTAAGTGGCGCAGCACTTGTAGCTCCTTGTAAAGACGCTGTTAAGTTGGTGTTAGCGTTATCGTATACAGAAATAGCATAAGTAGTAAGACCACCAGCTACAGTTCCGTTATCTTTAACGTAAGCTTTGTTAGTTACGTTACCTTTTGCAATAACAAGAGTCATACCTGCTCCTAAGATAGGTGCTTTATTATCTGCTCCTGGGTTAGGAATCGAGATAGTTTGTCCACCTGTTCCAGAAGGAGAGTTAGATCTAACCGTGTCATAAGCAATGTGTAATCTTCCTTGTTCTGACCAAACAACTTGGTCTGATGCCATAGGCATTTCTGCTCCTACCATACGTAAGAAACCAGAGATTGTACGATTACCGTAACGCTCTACTTCTTTCTCATATACTTCAGGTAAAAATTGTGATGCCCAATCCATATCGGATAAAGACAAATAGTTGTCTCCAAAAAGTCCTTTAACTGGACGTGGAGTCAAGTGTGCTAAATTCGCCAATGTTGCAGGCGTGGTTGCGAAACCTGGTACAGGTGCTGCCATAATTTTCTAATTTTAAATTTTTCTAAAAGTTTTGATTTTCAATTTTGAATCAGAAACTCCACCATCAACAGCGCGTACTTGCCAACCGTTAACCGTTTTAACATCTTGATGTACACCTCGTGTACCCATATCGATGTTCTTGGCTTTGGTTGTACTCTCTTTTATTGCATCGGCTTTACCTTGCTCATAAAAATGTTGTGCAATAGCGTCTGGATTCATAGCTGTAAACAAACCTTTATGATAACCACTAGCATCTGACATTTCATTATTTTCGTTCAAGAACTTCTTGATAAAATTATGAATATCGCTTTGTGAGTTTTTCACTTCGGCTGCATTCTTAACATTAAACCTATACTTTTTGTCTCCCACGTTGAAATCAAAACCTTTGAAATCATTGGAAAAAACTTGATCTGTTTTTTGTAAGAATGTTTGTTTTTGTTTTTCAGCTAATCTAGTAGCTTCTTCGTTCTCTTTGTTATAACGGTTAAAGAACTCAACCGCTTTTTGTCTCTGGTCAATTAATTCACTTTGTAATGTACCTTGCAGTTTTGCTCTTTGATCTTTTCTGTCTTGATCTTCTTTTATTTTTGACTTAGCTGCATCAACTTCCATGCCTTTTAATTGCATGTTATATTGGAACTCTAATTCCATAAGTTGCTTTTTAGCTTCAACCTCAACTTGAATTCTTTGTTGCTCAATTTGTCCTTTTAATTTTTCAAGTTCCGATTTTGTTTGGAATAATGCTTGATCTTTTTGAACTTCGGTCTGAGCAGCTGCTTGTTGCATTTCAATATTAGCTTGAGATTGTGCTTGTATGTTTGCTTGCTTTTCTGCTTGTAATCTTTCTTGTCTTTTCTTCTGTCTTAACTTAAGTAATTGATTTGCTAATTTGATATTTCGAACTTCTCTAATATCGATAGCATCGGATAAATCAATTAGTCCTGCTGACAATGCAACCTGAATGTTATTTTCTAACATAGCTCTTTCCTCCTCATCTGGTGTTAATTCCAAATTAATAGCAAAATCATGTAGATATAAATCATTAAGTTCTTCTAATGTTCCAACATTAAATCCGCCAATCTTTTGTATAAAAGCTTCTTTAGCTGGGTGGAATTCTAATATATCAGAAATTCTAAGTGATAAACACTCTGCTGTTTCTCTTGTTAAGAATAAACCTGCATCTAATATATGTCTTGTTGCTGTGTTTGAATTTGCTGCTGCTAATTTTTGAACACCAACTAATGCTCTAGAATCTGGCGTACTTCCGTCTCTAGCTTCATTAAGACCTGTAACATCTCTTATCATTTGCAGATAATAGTTATAAGTCTGTATTAGTGTTTGTAGTTTTGCACCACCATTTCCTGTAGGAACTTCTTGAATAGGCACTTTTCCAGGATTCATATCTCCATCCTGTGTAAATGATCTACCAATTATCGATCCAGTTTGAAAGAACATATTTAATGCTTCTTGTGGATTATAATTTGTACCATTCCCTAAATCAACTTCATTAATACCGTCAGCATCCAAATAAACCCCATCAGGGATCATTCTTTGTAATACTTGTTGCATTTTTAAATGGGTAATTTGAATCATATCTGCAAAGCCAGTACATTTACTAACTAGCGACTCAATTCTACCTTGGTACATTCTAGGAGCTGTAATACTATAGTTCATTTTAACTTTAGTTTCATCACTCTTAGGACGCATCATATTTTTAGCTAGCTCCCATTTTAATAATATATCAGTACCTAAAACCAATACACCTTCATATAATACTTCAAGTGATCTTGACATTTTACCGAACTGTGCTTCATAAGCTTCAACAGGTGGGTCAAATTGATCATCTCTTAATATAATTTTGGATGCACCAGTAGCTGTTTCTTTAACTTTGTAAACTTCATTCATGTAAGTTTTAAAATTAAAGTACAATACTTGAACCACGTTTGAGTCTCTATTATTGTTATAGTTACTTACGTTATTATCCCATACACCATAATTCTGTGATCCTTGCTGTTGGATTTGTTCCATTGTAGCTTGATCTAAGTGTGGGAATTGTTTTTTAATCTCGTTTAAAGGAACGAATTTAACTTCTCCTACATAATATATATCTTGGAAATATGGATCTTCTGTGTAAGAATAAACCATATAAGCAGGATCTACATACTCTACTTTAACACCTTCTGATTCTGTAAAGCTATTTTTAACTGCTCCAATACCTAAAGTCGCAATGTCGTAATATACTCTTCTTTTTGTAAGATCATATTTATTACCATCAAATATAGTGTTAATTGCGATTTCTTCTGCAATTTCAATACCCTGTTTATAGGATAGTTGCATGTGCAAATCAAGTTCTTCTTGAGAGTCAGGTAATCTTTCTGGTGGGTTTTCAAATAAGTTAATACCGAAGTTTTCTTTAGCAAAATTATTTAACTCTGCCGTTTGTAAATCTCTAATAACTGATTCTAAATATTTTGTTCTTTTGCTTACTCCGTATGGATCTTGTGAATATGCTTTTAAATCAAATGCTCTATCAGCAATACCATTAACTACTATATCTATAAATTTAGATAAAATAGGCACAGGTTTCCAGTCTAAATTTAAGTAAGACAAATCCCCGTTTATTGATAACTCATCTTTATATTTCTGCGTTGGCTGTTCGCCTCGTGCATATAATCTTAAAGCATGGAATGTATTTTGGTTACTTCTATATCTAGTAGTTCCTGAGTTAGCAGAAAACCACTCGTTAGTGATTGCCCTACCAACTTGAAGTCCGTAATCTGGTGACATTTTTTCTTGGTCACTTACTACCTGACTCGGGAAAAAACTATTTACTACTCCTTTAGCCATATTATCTTTTTATTATTTCTGATATTAATCCGCTTTGCGAATATTTTGCAATATTTAAGTTTATTGGTGCTTTTTGTACTATTGCATTAGGTCTATATAACTCTTTATTACAAGCCATAATAGCTAAGCCAGAACTAATAGCAGCATCATATTTTGTTCTATTATTTATATCAAACTTTGCCCAGTCGTTTAAAGTATCGGTAAAATACATTGTTCCGTAATCACCATCTTCTTTAAGGCCAACATATCTATCGATGTACATCTCAATAGCTGCCGCATGCGCTTGTTTCATATCTTCACTAGAGTTTGGTACTCCTCCAATTTCTTTCTCAGTCACGGAAAGTTTATTCCAAACTTTATCAGGTCTATTCATAGAGTAGCCTCTATAACCTCTTCTTTTAAAATAATATAAAAGTCTTGGCTTATTATTTTCTGCTAATATTGGCATGCCATAAAATACACAAGCCATTAATACATCTTCAAAAAATATTTCTGCTGTTGGAGGCCTAGATACATATTCTAAAAAGAATGTGCTCGGTGGCGCATCTTCAAGACTAAATTTAGTTAATCCGTGCAATGCTCCTTTAGATCCTCTATTATCTGTTGTTCCTGAAATATCATAACTATCACAACCAAACGCTCCAATGTGCTCATTACCAGGACATTTCAAACCGTTTTTAATTATCTGCCTATTTTGTAATTGTGCAGGTGGTGTCCAAGTTATTAAAAATCTTCCTTGTGGATTTGGCGAGAATAATACTCTTGTGTCTTTTACGCCGTTTTCCCATTGAAAACTTCCTCTTGTTATAACAGCACTATTTTTAAGATCTTCGTTATAATCTATTTGTTCGTATATTTTTGCTAAATTAAATATACTGTTTTGTGCCTCATCTCTAAATGCGTGATCTTCTGTTCTAGGAAACTGTCTAAAGTATTCGTTTAATGCGTCTTGATTTCCTTTTAATCCATCAGCTTCATTATTCCAATGCTCTATAACTCCTATTTCTATTTGATCCCCACCTGGCCCAAATGTTGGCTTTGTTGGTGTATTAAATACTGGATGTCCAAATTCATCAATAAAACCTTCATAATTCCATTCCATCGGTATAAACAAAGAATACAAACCAGATCTTGTTTGACCATTAGCATTTCTGTTTTCTACATTAGAATCGTTATATAAAGTTTTAAAATTATCTCCTCCTTTATCTAAAGCATTTGATGTTGAACCCATCATACACTTACCAACAATTCTACTACCTAGTCGTACGCACGTCTTAGTAACGCGCCAGTTATTTAAAATATTGTTTGGTCTTTCCCATTTACCGCTTTCGTCATGAACTAAAAGCTTTAACTTTTCCCCGTCATAACTATTGTCTCCAGTATTCTTCCAGTCAATAGTTGTATCAAGACCATACGCTGATACTACTAAAGTAGAAATGAACTACGTTATATGTGCTCCTAGAATTTATAAAGGTAGAGTAGATTCATTAGTTAATAGAATTACAGGCTTTGCCGATATGATTCAATTAACACACTTGAAGTTACAACAAGTTATGTCTAGAATAATACCAGATGGTGTGTTCTTAGACGTAGATGGTTTAGCCGAAGTTGATCTAGGTAATGGTACTAATTATAATCCTGCAGAAGCACTTAATATGTATTTCCAAACAGGTAGTATAGTTGGTAGATCAATGAACCAGGATGGAGGTCAGAATGGTGCTAGAAACCCAATACAGGAATTACAGTCGTCTAATGGTAATGCTAAAATACAATCTCTTATAGCCACGTATCAGTACTATTTACAAATGATACGCGATGTTACAGGCTTGAATGAAGCAAGAGATGGAAGTACTCCGGACCCTAATGCTTTAGTTGGTTTACAAAAATTAGCCGCAGCAAATTCTAA